CGTTGCTGGCTCGACTGGTGTTGCTCTGGGCAATACCAAGACTGCAATCTGCTTTGGCACTTCCGCCACCACCTGGGCTGTTACTGCGGCCCTGTCTTCAACGTAATAGGCTGGCATAAAAATGCCAATACCTTCCCGTGTATTGTCAGCAGGTACTAATTCTCTGGCTACAATATCTATTTGTGGTGACGGCCAAACTGGCCTAACCGCAAGCGGGACAACTATATCTGATGCCTTCCAGTTGGTAGCAGTTTATAACACCATTGGCACCGCAGCATCTGGTTCTGGCGTCATATTGCCAATTACAGAAGCCGGAGCAACGATTTGGGTTTACAACCTTGGTGCCAATACAGTTAAGATTTATGCTAAATCTGGCTCCACCATTGATAACGGCCTAAGCAGTTTTAATTTAGCCACTGTATCGTCAGTAGTATTCTTTGCAACATCGAATACAACTTGGGCGTCAATTACAAATTACATCCCATCTGGAATGGGGTCTGTTACCAACGTATCAGCTTTAACGCTTGGTACTGCCGGAACAGACCTGTCTTCTACGGTTGTCAATAGCACCACAACGCCTGTAATTACGCTTGATGTGCCAACGGCTTCGGCGTCCAACAGGGGCGCATTAAGTTCTGCAGACTGGACAACATTTAACAACAAAGGCAGCGGGTCTGTTACGTCTGTTGGTGGAACTGGAACAGTCAACGGCATCACGCTGACTGGTACGGTTACTTCGTCAGGCAACCTGACCCTTGGCGGGACATTATCCGGCGTCAATCTTACCAGCCAAGTCACTGGCACTCTACCAGTCGCTAACGGCGGCACTGGCGTTACTAGTTCTACTGGAACAGGTTCGACAGTTCGTAGCGCAAGCCCGACATTTACTGGAACTGTAACTGCCGCAATTATAAATGTTCCAACAACCGGGCTTTATAATAAAAATGGATCGTCAATTACACCGTGGATAAATGTAAAAACTGATTATAACGCAGTTGGCGATGGCAGCACGGACGATACAACGGCAATAAATAATGCCATATATGTTGCAAATTTTTATGGGCGGTCTTTATATTTTCCCGCAGGAACATACAAAGTTTCATCTGCTTTATCAATAATTTATGGCGGAACTTCCGGAACTGCTACCAAAGTATTTGGTGATGGACGACACAGCAGCATAATTGCTATGTCATCTGCTACTGGTAATACTATGACATTAGGTGCAACATTAGCTGGAACATTTGGTCAATATTGTTCAATAGAAGATATTTCATTTAACCCATCTGTGGCCCGCACTAGCGGCTATGAAATACACATAGCCGGCGGGGCTGGCGGCGGCGGATACGCCAACGCCATTAGAAACGTAGATATACAATATGGTTTTAACGGCATCAATGTTAGCGCCTCTAGAACCATGATTGATAATGTCACAATGCGTTATATGTCAGGAAACTTCGGCATATACTTTGCTGGAGCTTCTACATATGCGGCGCACGGGCTTTTTATAAAAAACATTATTACTGACAACCCTTACAATGCCGATGCTTCCCAATCTAATTTAACGGGCAATTTTGCAGCATCAATTAGTTATATTGCCAATGACGTATACATAGCTAACGGCTGGATTTGGCAAGTTATTACTGGCGGCACTAGCGGAGCTTCTGCGCCATCGGCCCCAACATCTGTTACATGGGGCGCAACAAATGTAACCAACGGCAGTACAACTGTCCGCGCTGTTTCTCCGTCTAATCTGACATGGCTTCAGATGGACAATTATTCCAATAGCCTTACCGGCGTTTGCTGTGCGTTTTTGAACGGCAATATTGGCTTTAAGATGAACGATACAGCCAACACTGGTTCGTCATACCCAAGCTGGGCATATTTCTATGACCTAGAAATAGACCATTCCTATTATGCTGGAGCGTCATTAGGAGCCGGTCTAGGATTTCATACAGACGGCTGTTGGATAGGTTCTGTATATACGGGGAATGGCGTAGAATTTGTCAGCAATTGGAAAGGCGAGTCTAATATTCAAGACACCCGCATTGTTGGCAATGGGCAGCACGGAATTTTGGTAAATGTTGGCACGGAAGCTAAAATAGCCAATTCATTTATTAACATAAATAGCGCGTCTTCTAGCGGGTCTTATAACGGCGTTACCGTAGCAGCCAATATTAACCGTTTTACAATCTGCGGCAATTCTGTGGGCCTGATCCCGCCTTTTACGTCTTCCGGCCAATCCTACGGGATTTACGTCAGCGCCGGTACGTCAGATTACTACATAATTCAGGGGAATTTGGGCCAAGGAACCACCGGAAACGTAAATGGCACCTATTCAGACAACGGAACTGGTGCTAATAAAAGCGTTACAGGAAACATATAGGAGAAATTATGCCGTTGGATAGCGATGTCTCCAATGCCGACTCTCACCTTCATGTAGAGTTCTACATGTTTGAAAAGGCCCCCTACAAGGACACGCCTTTTGTGAGAATTATGGTGCCGGGAGATAAGACTAACATTATTGAGCAGCCCGCCCGCGAACACCACAAGGAGCGGTTTATTCGTCAGTGGCTTCATTTCCAGTCCCAGAACAATGACGGTCCTGTGATCGGCACTACGCTGGACCACTGGAACAAGGATAAGCCTGAAGATTTCAATGAACACCAAATGGCTGAATTGCAGATTTTAAAGTTTCAGACCGTCGAGCAGGTCGCAACGGCCACGGATGCCCAGTTACAGCGTATTGGCATGGGTGCCGCTGGCCTTCGCGAACGCGCTCGCGGTTATCTGACGCAGCGAAATCAGTCTGAAAGCAGCACAGAATTGGCTAAGACACGCAGCGAACTAGATGAGTTGAAGGCCCAGATGGCATTGCTCATGTCCCAGCGCAAGCCGGGTCGGCCACGCAAGGAAGATGTAGATGTCCAGTACGACGATGCTTCAGTTGGTGCAGCAGGTCACCAATGAACTAGGCATCCCAACACCGGCAACGGTGGCGGGTAATACGAACCAAGACGTTACGCAGATTCTGGCGCTAATGAACGCCAGCGGTTACGAACTTCTGCGTAAAGCTGATTGGCGTGAACTGAGCAAGCCGCACAGCTTCTTTACGGAATACACGACAACGACGGGTGACTACACGACGACGACCCTGACCATCACCGGCATCCCGTCCACTGCCGGGTTGGACACTACATATATGGTTGTTGGCACCGGGTTTCCCAATGCCACCTTTATTAGCAGCGTAGATTCCGCCACTCAGGTTACTGTTTCGCAGTATTCTGCCCAGGCTGTGACCGGCGGCACGATCTATTTCCAGAAGGTCAAATACGACCTGCCCAGCGATTACGACAGCATCGTGCCGCGTACTCAGTGGGACAAGAGCAAGCATTGGGAAATGCTTGGCCCCGAAAGCGCCCAGCAGTGGGAATGGCTTCTGAGCGGCTTTATCAGCACAGGCCCGCGTATCCGCTGGCGTCTGTATGGCAGTTACTTCCAGATTTGGCCGGGTAACTCGACTAACGAGTATCTGGGTTTCGAGTATCGCAGCAAGGGTTGGGCTAATGCCGCTAACGGCACTGTACAGAATAGCTTTACGGCTGACAGCGATACTTGCATCTACCCTGACCGTCTTATGGTCCTGTCAACTAAGCTGAAATATTTCCAAGCCAAGGGCTTTGACACAACGGCGCTTTACCGCGATTACCTGACTGAGTTCGACACTTCCGTTGCACAGGATACGTCTGCGGCTAATCTGTCTTTTGCGCCACGCCCCGGCTCCGTTCTAATTGGTTGGGACAACATCCCGGATAGCGGATATGGCAATTAGTCCACGCGCCCTAGTCCAAGGCAATGCGGCCCAAGTGCAGTCGCTGCCCGCCCCGTTGGGCGGCTGGAACGCGCGTGACAGCCTTGCCAACATGGAGCCTACAGACGCTGTAACGCTCATCAATATGTTCCCAACGGTCAGCAGCCTGACCATGCGCGGCGGCTATACCAAACACGCCACGGGCCTTGATGGCAAAGCCCAGACCATTCTGATCTATAACGGCGGCGCAACGTCCAAGATGTTTGCCGTCACTAGTACAGGCAAAATCTACGATGTGACCGCCGCTGGGGCCGTAGGTTCGCCTGTTGTATCCGGCCTGACCAATGGCATCTGGGAATATGTCAACATCACCACGGCTGGCGGCAGCTTCCTTATGGCTGTCAACGGCGTTGATGACGCTAGGCTGTACGATGGCACAACTTGGTCAACCCCGACCATTACAGGCGTGACTGACAATAACCTGTCAAATATCACGCTCTTCAAAAACCGCATTTGGTTTATTGAGAAAAACACGCTGAAAGCCTGGTATTTGCCGACTAGCTCAATTGGCGGCGCAGCCCAATACATCGACATGAGTTCCATTTGCCGTCTTGGCGGTAATTTAGTCGATTTGGACACTTGGACGATTGACGCTGGTTATGGTGTTGATGACAACATTGCCTTTATTACCAGTCAAGGCGAAGTTATTGTCTTTCGTGGCACCGACCCAGCCAGCGCGTCAACATGGTCACTTATTGGCGTTTGGAACGTAGGTTCTCCCGTTGGCGCTCGCGTCATGCTCAAATACGGCGGCGACTTGCTGGTACTGACATATGATGGTTTGCTGCCATTCGCCGCATCGCTGCAATCCAGCCGCCTGGACCCCCGCGTGGCCCTGTCTGACAAGATACAGGGCGCGATTACGGCGGCAACAACCCAGTATGGCGGTAACCACGCTGATGTTGGCTGGCAGATTTATGCCACTGCCAAGTACAACGCTGTCTGGATCAATGTACCGATTGCTGACGGCCAACAGCAGCAATATGTCATGAACACCATCACAAAGTCTTGGTGCCAATTTATCGGTTGGGCAGCATATTGCTGGGAAACTTTTGGCGAGGAGCCGTATTTTGGCTCAGACGGTTATGTCGGCCATGCTTGGGATGATGCGTACATAGATGATACCAGCAATATCACAACAACCACGCTCCAGGCGTTCAACTATCTAGGCGCTCGCGGCGTCAAGAAGTACTTTACCCGCGCCAGGCCAAGCATCTTCAGCAATGGCAATCCGACCATTGGCATGGGCATGAATATTGACTTTGATACGTCCGACACCACGGCCCCGGTGACCTTTACCGGCTCGTCTTACGGCTTCTGGGACGCGGCGACAAGCACTTGGGACACGGCCCTGTGGGGCGCTGACTTGGCGATCCAGAACACATGGCTGGGCATTACGGGCATCGGCTACTGCGGCGGTCTACAGATGAAGACGGCCAGCAGCGGCTTGCAGATTGAATGGGCTTCTACAGATGTGGTGTATCAAACCGGATGGGCGGGCGTATAGTTAGCGGGCCTGAAGTGGGCCATTGGGTAGCAAAGCAGATGAACGGCAGTTTCAGCGGCGATACCGCTACTGCCATCGGGCTTGAAAAGGACGGAGAACTTGTAGCCGGGATTATGTATGAGAACTGGAATGGCCGCTCGCTTATGGCTCATATAGCTATAACTGGGCAGATTAACAGGTCATACATAGGGGCGATTTTTAGGTACGCTTATGTCAAATGCGCGGTCGAAAAGGTCATTGTCCCGGTAAATAGCGCGAATGCTAAGAGTATGAAATTTGTAGAGAAATTAGGGTTTGCAGAAGAAGCAAGGATTACAGACGCAGCACCGGACGGCGACATCATTTTGTACACGCTGAAAAAGGCTGATTGCAGGTATTTAGGAGAACGATATGGGTAAGCCATCAGCACCGCCAGCACCAGACTATACAGCCGCTGCGCGGGCGCAAGGCACTGAAAACATCGCCGCTGCCCGTACTCAGGCTAGGCTGAACACGCCTAATACCTACACGCCATACGGCAGCCAGACCGTAAGTTTTGGCGCTCCGAAGGTAGATCAGGCTGGCTATGACCAAGCCATGCAGAACTATCAAAATCAGCAGGGCCAGCAGGACCAGTATGGCAATTACGGCGCGGCCCCAGACATTTCACAGTTTACCACGGCTGGCGACTCTGACACGCCGACCATTACCCAGACCCTAAACCCAGAATCGCAACGGGCCTTAGAAGCCCAGCAGCGCATTGGACGGGGGCTATCTGAAACCGCTGAACAGTTTGCACTGCCAACGCTTCAAAGAGCCTTGCAGACCCAGTTTGATCCGTCTGGCTACGACATCCAGACTTCGCTCGGTCAGCAGATGCCGGTCAATTATGGCCCCGCAATGGGCCAGTACGGCATGGCGGGCAGCGTTGCCCCCGGCGCGTATGGTCAGGCTGGGAGCGTTGGGGCTGGTCAGTATGGCATGGCGCAGGGCGGCGTTGCCGGTCCAAACCTACAGACCACCTTTGGCGGCTATGGCGATGTCCAGAACGCCCCGACTGGCGGGCAGTATGGTCAGGCTGGTGGCGTCAATGCCGACCAGTACGGCAATCTAAGGACCGTCGCGGATATGTCCGGGGTGGCTAGAATGCCGGTCAATGCGGGCATGACAGGTCAACAGGCCATTATGAACCGCCTCCAGCCCCAACTTGCCCAGCAGTCTGCCGCTACTGCCCAGCAGCTTGCCAATCAGGGCATCACGCCGGGGTCTGAGGCGTACAACAATGCCATGCGCGAGCAGCAGCAGAGCCAGAACGACCTGCTCAGCCAAGCTGCCTTGCAGGGCATTGGCCTCGACATGAGCGCCAACCAGCAGGGCTACGGTCAGGCTATGGGTCAGGCTGGGCTGTACAATCAGGCTCTTGGACAGGGCTTTGGTCAGGCTGTGACGGGTCAGCAGCTTGGCAATCAGGCTATCGGCCAGAACTTCGGCCAAGCTATGCAGTCCAACGCAGCCCAGAACGCGGCCCAGGCCCAGCGTTATGGTCAGGCTGCCGGTAATGCTCAGTTTGGCAATGCCGCCCAGCTATCCCAGTTCCAGGCCAACCTTGCCAATCAGCAAGCCGGTAATCAGGCCATCGCCCAGAATTACGGGCAGGGCATGAGTTCCCAGCAGCTACAGAACCAAGCTATCGGCCAGAATTACGGCCAAGCCATGAGTTCGCAGGACCAAGCCAATGCCGCCATGGCCCAGAATTACGGTCAGGCCGGGACATCGGCTGGGCTGTATAATCAGGCCGCTGCCCAGCAGTTTAACCAGAACCTTGGCGCGGCCCAGTTCGGCAATCAGGCCCAGCAGCAGCGGCTCCAGCAGAACCTTGCCATGCGGAACCAGCCTTTGAATGAAATCATGGGCTTGCTGTCCGGCTCGCAGATTCAGACGCCCCAGTTTCAGGGCTACGCGGGCGGCGGTAATATCCAAGCCGCGCCAGTTGCTCAGGCGGCGACCAATCAGGGCAATTACAATACGGCGGCGTATAATGCCCAGATGGGGGCGTTGGGCGGGCTGTATAGTGGTATTGGTAGCCTTGTTGGTGGCGGTATAGCAAAGTATTCAGACGTTCGCCTTAAATCCAACATTGTCAAAATTGGAAGTCATCCCAAGGGCTTCGGCATTTATGAATATGACATTTTTGGCCGCCGTGAGCGCGGCGTCATGGCGCAAGAAGTTGAAAAAATCATTCCAGAAGCTGTCATGGAGCATCCAAGCGGCTTCAAGATGGTTAACTACGGAGCATTGTGATGGCAATCGGCATTGATATTTACGGCAATTACATTCTTCCGGCAGCGACTGGCGTTAAAAACGCTGCCGTAAGCCTGTTCAAATCCGACGATGCCCCCGGCGACTATTCCTCTCGCAAGGCTTCCTTGGCCCGCCAGCAGAAGCTGGCCGAAATGCTGTCCCAGATGGGAGCGCAAGAAATACCGGTGTCGTCCGCTGGCGGCATTACCGCGCCCGTGTCTCCCATGGCGGCGCTAGCTCGCGGCCTGACCAGCTTTGGCGGGTCTTACCTGTCGGGCAAGGCGGCGGCTGATGAGGCGGCGGCTAATAAAGCTGCCCGCACTGAAGCAATTGAGGCGCGTAAAACATTTAATCAAGAGCCTGACCTGGTTATGCCTGGCGGTTCTGCCCGTCTTACTCCAACACCAGGCGGTAACGATGCAATCCCTGCTTCGCCAGAATTGCCTAAATATATTTTGCAGGACGACGAGGCAATGGCTGCGGGTCCGCAAAGGTCTGACACAACGC